GGGCATCGTCTGCCCTAACGCGGACGAGCACTCGAACGATGACCCCGAGGGCCGGTATTTCCCCGCCAGCCGCGCGTTCAAGTGCCTGCACGGGCACTGCGCCGGCTGGGACAGTGTGCGCTTTCTCGACTGGGTGGCCGAGCAGGGCGGGCCGAAGGTCGGCTACGGACTGCGCGATGAGCTTGTACAGGCGCAGATGGCGGCGGCGCTCGAGCGTGTCGCGCCGACCGAGGCTTACCCGGACGACGCGGCGGCGGTCGTCGCCGAGGCCGACCGGCGCGAGGCCGGGCGGGTCGAGAAGGCGGGTTGGTTCAAGCGGTTCGCGTACTTGCACGCGGATGACGGCTATTTCGACTTGGTGGAGCGGAAAGAGTATAGCCGCGCCAACTTCAATGCCATTTTTAGGCACGTCGACTGTCGATCGATCCACGCGAATCCGGGCGGCAAGCCGCGCCGGATTGAGGCGAGCGTATCGTTCGACGAGCACCGTCAGGCCATGGGCGCGAGAGTGCTACAGGGCGTGACCTACGCGGCGGGTGAGGGCGTGCTCGTGTCACGGGCCGGCGACGTGTTCGCGAACCTCTGGCGCGACGGCCGGCCGGCCGGGTCGAGCGGCGACGTGTCGGCCTGGCTCGCGCATGCGGAGCGGATGATCCCGGACGCGGTCGAGCGTGAGCACGTCTTGGATTGGATGGCCTTTAAGGTTCAGTTTCCTGCGATCAAGGTCAATCACGGCGTTCTACATGGCGGCATACCGGGCAGCGGCAAGGATACGCTCTGGGCGCCCTTCCTGTACGCGATCGGCGGCGCCGGTAAAGCGAACGTCGCGATCGTAAAAAACGAGGAATTGACGTCGCAGTGGGGTTACGCGTTGATGTCGGAAGTCATGGTCATCAATGAATTGCGGCAGGTCGAGGCGGCCGACCGGCGCGCGCTCGAGAACAGGCTCAAGCCGATGCTGGCGGCGCCCCCTGAGACGTTGAGCGTGAACAGGAAAGGATTGCATCCGGTCGACATTTTGAACCGGCTAGCGGTCGTGGCATTCTCGAATGAGCGCGTGCCGATTGTGCTGACCGGCGACGATCGGCGCTGGTTTGTGGTCTGGTCTGACGCGGAGCGAATGGCCGACCGTGACGCAACGCGGCTTTGGGACTGGTACCGGGACCGGGGCGGGTTTGACGCGATCGCCGGGTGGCTGCGCGCGCGGGACGTCTCGCGGTTCTCGCCTGGCGCGGCGCCGATGACAACGGAAGCGAAGGCGATCATGACGCAGGCGGCGCTGTCGCCCGTCGAGGCGACCTTGATCGAGATGATGACGGAACGGCGCGGCGAGTTTGCGTTAGGGGCGGCGCAGGGGCCATGGCCGCAGCTTTGCGACCGTCTGGCGGGGCACATGCCCGTCGGCGCGCGCTGTTCCGTTTGGGCGTTGTTTAGGGCGTTCAGGGATGCCGGCTGGCTGGATCTTGGGCGGGTCAAGACAGTCGAACATCAGACGAAGGCGCACGTCATGTGCGCACCGGACGTCTGGGAGCGACTAGGCGAGAATCGGTCCGAGGTGCGGCGGCTTTGCGAGAGGGCCAAGTCGGGCGCCGGCGGCGCGGCGCTGCGCGCGGTGTAAAAGAAAATGCCCGCCAGACTTGCGTCGGGCGGGCGAACAGTGCAAGGGCCACTGAGGAGGAGAGACCAGAGACCTACAGGCGCAGTATAACCGCGATAATGGTCGCCAGCAAAGCAAGTAGCGCGGCCGCTATCATTTTTGGACCTCGAACTTCAGGGATTCGAGCGCGTACTTGAGCGACAGGCGCGCGTCGAGGATGGTGCTGTAGTCGAGCGGGGGCTGGTGCTGGGCACTGGGCGGTATCGTCCGGGTCCATTCGAGCACGGCGAGGGCGGTCGCGAGCGTGCGGGCGTCGATTGTGGGCATGGTCAGTCCAATTCCGGCCGGTCGGCCGCGGTGAGGTTAACGATCAGCACGGCGGCCGGCAGGCCGTCGGCGCCCCAATTGACGCGCGCGATGCGGCCGTCGATCGACTCGATTGTGCCGACGGCGAACGGCATCGGGCCGGTGAACAGCCCGACGGAGCGCAACCAGCGTGCTGCAAACTTGACGCGGTCGCCCGGCTTCATCGTGCGGCCCCTGTCTCGGTCAGTGTGGCCCATGACGGCAGGGTAGCGTCCGGCTGGCGCCACGGCATGATGATGGCGAGCGCGTCCGGGACGGCGGCGGCGGTCACAAGGGACGGCTTGGTGCCGTGTTGACGCATTTGGATATCACCCTCGTCGGCGCCCATGAGCTGAAGGGCCGCGTGGACGCGCGCCAGAAGTGCCGGGTTGAATTGGGCGGGTTCGATCGGGGTGATTGAGGGGAGCGGCGTCACTCGGTCCGTGTCGGGATAGGTGCCGTCGATCGCTTTCCCGGTCCGCACGGTCCCGTCCGGTTCAGTAAGGGTTATCGTGCCGTCCGACTGAATGTCGACCTGGACGGCATCAAGCAGGGTTTTGCGGCCCTTGCCGGCGGCGCCCTCGAGCAGGGCGCGCGGGATGATGGTGGACGTCATGGGCGCGGGCGCCGCGTCGACGCGGACGCGAAGCATCGCGTGCCCGTCGGTGGCTTCAACGATCGTGCCGCGCGCGTCAGTCTTGACGCGGGCGCCGATCAGGTAATAGCGCACGTCCGTAGTGGGCGCGATCGTGAGCAGGGCGCGGATCGTGCCGCGCGTGAGCGTGAGTGCAGGCATGGTACTGGACCTCATTGGATGATGACGCAAGACGCGTCCGTGAGCGCACGCGCGCTCACGGCCGTACCCTGATCGATTATTGGCGCGCCAGTTTGCGGGCGCCAAAGGCGGCGATGATGAGGCCAACGATGGCTTGGATGATGATGAGGGTTAGGGGCGCGTCATGGGGCGCGTCGACGGCGCCCATGGCGAGCATTAGCCCGAGACAAAAGCGGATCATTGTTTATCCCCTGCGACGATGACCGACCACGGCTCACCGCGTGCGGTAGTGCCCCAATACCAGCGAGAGCCGTCCGGTTCGTCGCTGTAGTCGTCGCATTCGACGAGCAGGAAATGATCATAGTCGGGGTCCGCCTCAAGGCGCGCGGGCGTGGTGAGCACGCCCGTACCCTCGTCGATCGCGCTTTCCACGATGTCACGGTTTCCCATAGTCTTATGCTCCGATCAGTTTGCGAGCGTAGTGCAGGGCCGCGTCGGGGTTTGAATAGGTGCGATGCTCGATCGTCGCGTCCGCGTCCTCGTCGCGGAAAGTGACGATAAACCGGCCGGACGGCCAATCGGCCGCGACGCGTACCGAGAGATTCGCGGCCGCGTCGTGCGCAGTGAAAATTGTGTCCATGGTCGTTTCCTTGTTTGAAAGTCTGTAGTGTATCAAATTGTGCAGCATCCGCAACACGGCGCGTCTTCGCAGCGGCCGTTGACGTTGCGGTAGAACGTCCGATCGCCGAAAGTGTAGGTGTCGGACACTGGCGCGGGGTTGTGGGTTGAGCTGCGGGACAGCAGCACGGACCGTCCGCGGCCGTGGAACATGATACGGTCGCCTGGCCGAATCTCGCGGCCGGTCCGGTAGCAGACACCGGGGAAGCGTGCGGTCATTTCTTTTGCCATGGATCAGGCCTCCGTCGCACGCTCTAGCAGCGTGATAGTGCGGTTATCGTCAATCAACTTCATGCCGGCCGCGGTCGGCCGGTACCAGTCAGCGCCAAACCGAGTCGCGAGCAGCGTGCCGTAGTCGCGCGCACGCTCCGCGAGCGTAGTGCCCGGCCGATCGTTGACGTGATTGGGCGGAACCGAATAAACCGCGCGATTTCCTGACGGCAGAATTACCGCAAGGATTGAGTCAGACAATACGGGCATGGTGAACTCCGAGAGTAGGCGCGCCCGTAGGCGCGCCATGAGGGTTTAAAAGTACTTCGCGCCGTTGCCGTGAACCACGATCGCAACGCTAGCCTGGCCGGCGCGCGTTGCGCCGTCGCACGCTCCGCAATCGATACACTGTTTGCGGTCACCGCCTTCCGGGCTGGCCGGACACGCGAACTCGCGCGCGGCCAGTGGCGCGCCTTGCTTGACGACCGTGAAAGTGCGCCAGCCTTTGGCGCGCGCCTGATCGCGATCGCGTGCCGAGTCGGCGGACGCCATGACGATCGGCGCCAAGTCGGCCGCGAGCGGTTTACGCCACTGATGGGTGTATCCAGTGTGACCTTTGGCATCGGCCAAAAGGGCAATCCAGACGTGCGCCGGTATCGCGGCCGGATCGCCGTACGCGCCAAGTCTGACCATGCGACCGGCGAGATATTGGGCGCCGTCCACGGGTTCAAGGGTAGGGTATGAACCGCGCGCGAAAGCATTGAAGACTTGTTGGACGGACTTACCGACGTCGACGTAACACGTCCGGACACGGCGCGACGTGAACCGGCCGGTTTTGCGATCGCGCTCACGAATGGTTTTGGGGCGATGCGGACAAGTACCGCAGATCGCGACGTCGGCGCCTGACGCGAGCGCCGTCAGGGGCGTCATGTCGGACCGTAGGATATAGGTCTGGACCATGTCGCCCGTCTTACCATTGTCGCTGTGCAGCGTCGCGATACCGACAATCGGCGCCCCGTCCAACATGGACGGGCCTTGATAAAAGATGAATCCACGCATGGTGTGCTCCTGGTAGTGGCGCGCCTCGAGGGCAGGCGCGCCTCGAGGGTTAACGCCACTGACCGTATGCGGTCAGGGTGTTTTCGTCAAGCATCCGATCGAGCGCCGTGGCTTTCACTTCGTACGCAACGTCATGCGATGAGCGGCCATTCGGCATGACGTAGGCGGGCTGGGCTAGCAGAGCGTTAGCCCACTTGATCTGAGCGAGATTGAATTGTGCGGGTGTCATGACTGTGTGCTCCTGGTAGTGGCGCGCCCGTAGGCGCGCCGTGGGTTTACTTGCGAATGCCGATCACGGCGATAGCGAGAGGGAAAACCGTCAGCATCGCCGCGTGAACAGCGACAAGCGGTCGATCGATCGCGAGACCGCAGGCGCCGATCAAGACGAGGGACAGAGCGGTGAGGATCAGGATGATGCGCATGATTAGTGCTCCGGATGATTGAAGGGGTTAAGCCGTGTCCATGCCGAGACCGAATTTCACGGCGATCGAACGGGCATAGTCGTATGCGATGTCAGCGTAAGCGTCGCCGTCGCCGTCAAGCGTGAACACGCGATCGAGCGGATGCTCGTCCGCGCGATTGTCGTTGTTGACGATTTCGACGACAGCAAAGGCATGCTTGACGTTGTGGAACAAGGTAACAAAGTGTGATTCGCGGTCCATGTTGTGCTCCAAAGTGTGTTACAGCGATCGGAACGATATCAGACTATTCGCGAGCGTGCAAACTATTTTGTTGCACGTGTGATGGGCGTGCCCATAACGCCCATTGAACCGCTCTGCCGATGGGCGTGCCCATATCGCCCATCGTCACGGGATAGGCGGATGGCGCGGGTATGGGGCGGCGCCGCTCCGCTCCGGCGCCGAGCTATAGGGTTAGATGGGTATCTTCTACCTATCAACCTTTAGACTTCTAAATGTTATGTTATAACGTAACATGTGTATGTATAGCAGCGATTTTTTCTGCCGGGATATTTGACCCCTTTGACCCATCGCGCGCGCCGACTGCCCCGCCCCGCGCGCCGACTGCCCCTCACCCCTCACCGCGTGCCCTCGACCCCTGATGGGCGTGCCCATCATGCCCATCAGCTACCGGGGCAGGATGGGTAATCCTGCCCGCCTGCCCATCCTGCCCATGACGTACAGGCGCCCGCCCGCGCGTCATGTGTATGACGGCGACTGTTCGGGGCAAGGGTATTTGACCCATCGCGCGCGCCCTGGGCGCGCCCTGGGCGCGATAGGTTCCAGCTATCTGGCGCGACGATCCGATAGTCGATAGCGTGCGCCTATCAATTCGGCCGGGCCGATAGGCGCGATGCCCACCAGCTCGAGGCCACGCGGCCAGCGGCCGCGACGCCCCCCGGGTAGGGCCGGCGGGCCGACGGGTCAAAAACGGAGGGGCCACAAGAATTTTTGCAAAATTTTTTACGCTCACCGCTACACAACTATCTACACAATCGCGGCGCCACCTGCTACACTCGCACCATGTTCCAAACTTTGCCCCTTACTGCACGCCAACTGCAAGCGACCGAGGCGCGTTTGCAGGCGATTTATGACGCCGCCAAGCTTGGCTTGCGTGGAGACAACCTAGCGCACGCGGCGGGGATGTTGCCGGTCGAGTATCGGCGGCTGTGCGAGATGGACCCGTTGGCGCAGATGGCCGAGCAGAAGGGGCGCGCCGACGCCGAGCGCGAACTAAGCATGATCTTGTACGCAGCGGCTGCCGCTGGCGACACCAAGGTCGCCTTGGACATCCTGCGCTTCCAACACGACTGGGTCGCCAAGCAGCAGGTGCAGATCGACGTCAGTCAGCAGATCAGCGTAATATCCGCGCTTGAGGCGGCCGAGCGCCGCGTCATCGACATGGAAACCGTAGATGCAGCAACCAATCTACTCAGCGACAGACGAGCAGGCGCTTATGACGCGCCTCTGGTCCCCCAAGCTCAAGAACGATCCTGAAGCGTTTGTTCTGTTCGCGTTTCCTTGGGGCCAGCCCAACACGCCGCTCGCGCACCACAAAGGCCCGCGTCAGTGGCAGCGCCGCCTGCTGCGCAAGATCGCAGAGCACATCCGCAACAACAACGACGCCGCTGCCTACAGGGTGTTCCGGAGCGCGGTCGCCTCCGGTCGCGGTATCGGGAAGTCGGCCCTCGTCAGTTGGCTCGTGCTGTGGATGCTGTCCACGCGCATCGGTGCCACCACCATCGTGTCGGCCAACAGCGAGGCGCAGCTCCGCTCGATCACCTGGTCGGAGATCACCAAGTGGCTGGCGCTCCTCATCAACAGCCATTGGTTCGAGATCAGCGCGACGCGGGTCAGCCCGGCCAAGTGGCTGGCTGAGATCGTGGAGCGCGACCTGAAGAAGGGCACGCGGTTCTGGTCGATCGAGGGGCGCCTCTGGTCGGAGGAAAACCCGGACGCCTACGCTGGTCTGCACAACGTAGACGGGGTGTTCCTAGTGTTCGACGAGGCGTCAGGCATTCCAGACCCGATCTGGGACGTGGCCCAAGGCTTCTTCACAGAGAACACGCCAAACCGCTTCTGGATGGCGTTCAGCAACCCTCGGCGCAACCAAGGCTACTTCTTCGAGTGCTTCCACTCCAAGCGGGAGTTCTGGCACTCGGAGCACATCGACGCCCGCGACGTCGAGGACACCGACAAGGCGATATACGAGCAGATCATCGCGGAGTACGGCAGCGACAGCCCGCAGGCCCGCATCGAGGTGTATGGTGAGTTCCCGAGCGCGGGCGACGACCAGTTTATCCCGCCGCAACTGGTGGACGAGGCCGCCCAACGACCCCGGTACAAGGACGCGGACGCGCCGATCGTGATCGGGATCGACCCGGCGCGGTCGGGCGCCGACAGCACCGTGATCGTGGTGCGCCAAGGGCGCGACCTGCTGCACATCAAGCGGTACCGGGGCGACGACACCATGACGACGGTCGGGCACGTCATCGACGCCATCGAGGAGTACAGGCCGACGCTGACGGTCATCGACGAGGGCGGGCTGGGCTACGGCATACTTGACCGGCTGACGGAACAACGGTATAAGGTGCGTGGGGTAAACTTCGGTTGGAAGTCAAA